CTGTGCCTTCAAAGAAGTTTTTGAAACTGTCTCCAGAAATTAACCAATCCAGCCAAGGCAGGGGGTTCTCTGGTACTTCCCAATTTGGCTTCAGCCCAAGCTGGGTCAGGCGGCGGTCTGCTAAATACCGAATGTATATTTTGACATCGCTTTTTTCCAGACCTTCAATCGTACCGTCAAGTTGATACGCCAAATCAATAACCTTATCCTCAAGAGAAACAGCGTCTCTAAACATTTGGTAAATGTCTTTTTTAAATTCATCTGTAATGATCCTTGGGTGTTCTTCACAAAATTGGCGGAATAATTGGGTCATTCCTTGGACGTGCATTGTTTCATCACGGATCGACCACTCAACGATCTCACACATTCCACGCATCTTCCCAAACCGTTGGTAGTTTAGAAGCATCACAAACGCTGAGAAAAGGCTCATCCCCTCGTTACACGCCGACTGTGCTAACGCTTTAGCCAAACCAGTCAATGTCGAGGTGTCCCCGTTCTGCATGAATTCAATTTTTTCACGCATCTCATCATAATCAAGGAATGCCCCATACTCCTCTTCAGGAAGCCCAAGGGTGTCGTTTAGGAGTGAGTAGGCGCGTTGGTGTACAAACTCTCGATTAACAAACGAGGTAAGCATTGCGCGGATCTCGTTGTTGTGGAATTTTGGGAGGAATAAGTTGATGTAGTTGCTACCTACCGCAACATCTGACTGTGTAAACAGCCGCAAAATCGAGGTAATGTGTTTCTTTTCGCTGGTGGATAAGTCACCATTCTTCCATTGTGTTACGTCTTCTTGGAGCTTGGCTTCCCATTCTCCCCAATGGATTTTTTCATGTTGTACTGCTGACTCTACAGCCCATGCATATTTGAAGGGCTTGTAGGTCATTGATGGTGCAAGAAGGCTCATTTGCTACCTTTCTGTTTCAGGAATTGATATAAAAGATGCCCAAAGGCATCCACTTCTTGCTCACTATGCTCCGTCTGCCCCATCGTAAATTTGATGGCGTGGACTAGCTCATGGCAAAAAGTTTGCTCTTTTGCTTGTGTGTTTAGTGATTTACGCAGGGTGATAGTGAAGGTTTGTGGATTGGTACAACCTAAGTCCTCCATATCCACAACCTCCACTACCCTCCACGTACAGCCAGCTAACGCAAACTGTTTTGGTAGCATAGGTTATCCATGACAGGCTAAGCAGTCCTCAGCGTCCCTAAGCGCGTTGCGCGAGACCTTTTGAGAAACCTTCTCAGCTACAACACCCGCACTTGTGCGGAGATAATACAACCCCTTTAGACCTGCTTTATAGGCTCTAAGATGAACGCTATTTACATACGCTTTGTCACTTCCTTCTGGGAAGAAGAGATTGACGCTCTGTCCCTGACATATAAAGGATTGGCGATGACCCGCTTGATCCACAACCCACCCCTGATCTAATTCAAAAGCTGTTTTGAATACGTCCCGCTCCCAATCAGACAACTCTGTTAGGTGCTGGATGGATCCTTGGTTCAGTATTATTGAACGCCACGTTTCAGGATCGTCCAAACCATGTTCAACGAGGAGGGCTTCGAGATGCTTGTTCTTGACCAGATGCGCTCCTGCACGAGTGCGATGGGTGTAAGCATTACTCTTCCAAGGCTCGATACTAGGAGAACAGCCAGCAATAATACTGCTATTAGCATTAGGAGCAATAGCAAGGAGGTGAGCATTACGCATTCCAGTACCCACCATATCGCTTGCCTCACCACGTTCTTTACCCAAACGTAGGCTTGCTTTAATCGCGGCATCTTTGATCCTTTTAAAAATTTGACGATTAGCAGATACAGCTAAGGGCGACTCCCAAGGGAGCATCTGCTTTTGAAGATAGCTATGAAACCCCATAGCACCCAGTCCTATGGATCTCTCCATCTTGGCACTGTAGATCGCACGTTTAAGGGACATGGGGGCGTTTTCGATAAAGAACGTCAGAACGTTATCTAGAAACTCCACAAGATCCTCTACCATTGTGGTGTCTTTCCAATCATCATAGAACTCTAAGTTTACAGAGGACAGACAACATACTGCGGTGCGAAACTCATCCGTGGCGAGGTGTATCTCATTGCATAGATTACTCCCGTTGATCCTTAACCCTAAGTCCTTTTGGGTCTGGGGTAAGGCGGCGTTAGCTGTATCAATAAAATTCAGATACGGCTCACCTGTGCGAAAGCGTACCTCTAAGATGCGTGTCCACAACTCTCGTGCGTTGACAGTCTCACGAATGGTCTTGTCGTTTGGATCTATAAGATCCCAAGACGTACCGTTTTCAACGGCTTTCATAAACGTATCAGTAATGTTGATTGCGTTGTGTAGATTAAAACACTTTCTGTTTGCATCCCCACCTGTCGGTACTCGGATGTTTAAGAATTCAATAATGTCTGGATGGCTGATATCGAGGTACGCCGCGTAGGATCCTTTGCGGGTGGTTCCTTGGCGGTACGCAGTCATGTCTGCATCCACAGTCTTGAGAAAGGGGATGGGGCTGGGAGCAACGGCACTTGTTGACCGCACAGCGCTCCAATGCCCTCCTACACCCCCACCTTTTACAGACAGCCACCGCAATTCTGTAGTGTGATCAATAAGTCCCTCTAGAGTGTCAGGAACAAATGTAAGAAAACAGCTAATGGGTAGCCCACGGGTTTTCTCATTAGGGAGTGGGGCATTTGATAAGATGGGTGATGAGAACATAAACCATTGCTTTGATGCATAGTCATATATTCGCTGAGCCAACTCTTTGTTGTTGTCGCTGAAAGCTACTGCCGCTCGTGCGTATGCCTCTTGTGGAGACGTTTCGGTGCTAAGCATATAGTAGCCCTTGAGAAGGGTGGATGCTTGGTCGCTGAGAAGGCTGTCGCGGCTCAGGTTAATGTCGAGTCCTAGATGTTTCATATTTTAACGGTAGTCCCCATCGCCTTTGAGAACTCCACGTTCCTTTCGGTCATGTAGTTTGATAATATTCATGGTGGCTACCTGTTGCATTGTGTAGCCAAGCTCACGGCACGTTAGCGCCACAAACCACATAACATCCCCCAGCTCCTGAGCCGCCGCCTCTTTGTCGAGGTCTTTATCTTTTCGGAAAGTCTTGGCAACTTTACCGCAGAACTCTCCCACCTCAGCCGCCATACCTGTGCTGAGATACTCCATTGCTCGTTCCTTTGGGTAAACAGCGGTCTTTGCCGCCATTTGCTCGTATACCCCAAAGTCTCTTATATCTATTTCTGAAATCAAAATGTTGCTTCCTCTGCTTGGTCTAAAAAATTATGCTCAATCACTTCCCTAGCTCCTGACTGCTGTCGCGCAGAAGACTCATCCGTGTTTCTTTGATAAGGCGCTTTAGATAAAACTCAGCCTTTTCAAGATCTTCTAAAGCCTTACCCTTGTACTTATGTCTGGTGACATATTTTACGATGTTACCAGAAAGGAAGCACATCTTGTTACCTGTGATAAAGTCGATAGGTTCAATACTGCCCTGTGTGTAATGCGTAGGGGTGTTTATTACATCTTCCATAAGCTGATTTCTCCTGTCGTTAAGTCATACTCCCCGTGGCGTAGGATCCGTGCCATACGTGCCTGTAAAAGCGCCTCATCTACCGTCTGTCCCGCCTTTAAAAACAAAGCGACAACAGCTTCCCATGCTTGCTCAATGTCAGAAATCATGTTGAATTTTGCTAAAGCGGCTTTTGCCTTAACTGCCCCGATGCCAACACAGCCTTTGTAGTTGTCTGTGGTATCACCAGTTAGCGCTTGGATAAGGAAGTTGCGGTTTGCCTCCGCCTTACTGATGTCGATGATAGTGCCATCAACCACCAACTTGCAGGGGATAGTGCGCATATCCTTATCAATCGATACTAGCACATATTGCATGAGCGGGTTGGAACCTAGGATGCCCATAGTATCGTCAGCCTCTAGTGTTGGGTAACAGACAGTTGGGTAGGTTTCTTCAATTGCCTCACGTAAGGGCTTGTAAATAAGCGGCTTACGTGTGCCTGAACGGTTTGCTTTGTACGTAGGGTTTAGCTTCTTACGAAAGTTTACCTGCGCATCTGAAAATGCAATTACAACGTCCCCGATCATTGTCTGAGTACACAGTCGGTTTACCTCATCCTTACACATTGCTAATGCTTCCCCAACATCTGCAAAGTACGCATAGGTATCTTCATAGATGTTGATGGGTGTCTCACAGGCGGCAGAGGCTTTATAAGCGAGTATGTCACCATCAATTAGTAGTTGCATTTAAAGCCTTCCAAGAAATAGGAAACTCGCCTCTCATTGCCTTATCGATATACAAGGCAACATCGCGTGTTTCTTTTTGTGTGTGTGGATCTAGTCTGAGTTTACAAACCCGTGCAAAAGCCATCAGGCTTCCACTCCAGACCCACTCAGTCATCATGTTTTGGGGAAGAACCATTCGTGCCTGTTCAGCGCACACGCCCTTGTTAAGCATGGTGTTGTACAAGCCCATCGCCGCAAGGCATACAGCCCGTGCATCTTTCTCGTTAAAGTCGGTTGCCTCTTCGATTGAAGAGCCTTGCTTTACATTCTCTGCGGCTTTGCGCCAATAATCAGGGAAGAAGAACTCTGGCTCACTATTAACATAGCGGCGAGAGACCTCGTTCCATGCAAGCCCAACCTGATGTTTTCCCAATTGTCTGGCAACAAAGATTGGAGCTTTGATGCGAAAGCTGGCAAAGCCATGACAGAAGGGTGTGAAATGGTTTTCACGGGCGAGAAAGGCAACAAGTTTTCTGTCCCCATGTGGCAGAGACATCTCATTGTTTTCGTCTAATTCGTAGCAGGACTCTTTTAAAAAAGAGACCCGTGCGGCATTCACCACACTCAGGTCTCCTCCCATAGAGTCGGTGAGTGCTACCTCAATATCACTTACGACCATGTACTTATTACCTTAGAGGATAGATTTAAGCAAATGAGCGGCGGTCTTTGGATCGACCTTGAACCACTCACCATTGCTTTTATTGGACACCGTTTTAAGTGCAGTATGCGCCAGCTTCTCAGCGGCGTGTCTGTTCTGGGTGAACGCTTTAAAATGTACGAGATAGTCTCGGTAGGGTGACCCTGTGTTATAGGATTTACACCGATCATCAGCATCTACTGCCATCCCGCACTTCAACCAACCATCCCAAGCGGGGTTACCAATTAAGTATACATACCCTTCTTTAGTGCGGTCATAGAGCGCGAGAACTGTCTTGCGAATACTGTGTGCTTTACTCTTTGAGTTAATTAAGCCCATCGCCTCATAGACAGCCTCAAATCCCTTACTGCGATATAGCTCATTAAAAGGGTGGTTGTCATTTCCGACACGGTACCGATAACCTTTGACAGTCATGCGTGTGCGGTCTTCTAAAGATCTAGTGTGTTTCTGCCCAGTTACGACCAACCTTGAACTCACCGTCCAGCGGGATCCTAATGGTGTAGTACTGCCCAGCGCGTTTGATTGCTTCGATACAGCTTTTTCCAATGTCTTCAGCATACTTCTCCTTAACTAATACTTGAACTTCGTCATGCACAAAGGCTACCTGTTGGTAATCTTCGCCTTCTTTGTATCCCTGCGCTTTAAGCAGAGCATGGAACTCAATAACCCACCGTTTGCACACCAACGCACCTCCACCCTGTAAAAGAGAGTTAAGCGCGGCATGGGAGCTTCTGATGGGGATGTGTCGCTTATCTAGCCCAACAAGGTGTCCCCGCGAGGCGGCGCGTTCTACAGCTTTCCTAAGGGTATCCAAAGCAGGGGTTGCTTTAAGGAACTGTGCCTTTAGCTTTTTACCTGCACCAGAACCCTTACCGATGATTTTACCAATCTTCTCATCACCTGCCCCGTAGAGGTAACCATAGATAAATGTCTTTGCGGAGTTTCGTGTTGGCAGTCCTGCGGCTGTTTGATTAGCTGTGTGGATATCCCCCTCAAGGAGGATCCTTCCGTATTCGCCGGCATCATACTTCGCCATGAAGTGCGCAAGCATCCGCAACTCCAAGCCAGAAACGTCACAACCCATCATCATGTATCCCTCAGGGGCATAAAACAAAGCGCGGCATTCTTCGCCGTACCTTGAACCCACCTTTGGCACTTGTCCAAGATTTGGGTTTTGATGGGAGCAACGTCCTGTGACAGTTCCCATAGTGTTTACCTCACCATGAATGCGCCCGTTCTTCTGCATCCTCAACCACCCCTGTCTGCCTTCTGCGATCTGTGCGATGCGCTTCTGGAGCAAGAGGTATTCTTTTATCAGACCTGCTTCAGGCAGGGCGCAGTCACTTAAAGTTGTCTCATCCACCTTTGGCTCGTTAGTTTCTGTAAATAACTCTGGTTTCCAGCCAAGACTTATCAGCTTCTTGGCTATGTGCTGTCTAGAACTTGGGTTGAAGTCCACCCATGTAATCTTCGTCAGGGGGCACCCCACCATATAAGGGGCGCGGTTCATCTTCGGGGTAAACTCGCCTAAATTCACCCACCAGCCCCCGAAAGTCTCGACTAGCTTCCGCTCTAGTAGCAGTAGCTGATCGCTCAATTCTGCGTTTAACAGAGTTGCGGCTTCCACGTCGAATGGGAACCCGTTTTTTGTTTGCTGTAGGCAGATTGCGTGGATCTGATGCTCCATTGATAACGCATCTTCCGAATAGTCCTTCGCTAGGATCCTCTCGTAAAGGTACTTTGTTACCTTCACGTCTTGGATGCAGTACTCTAGCATTTCTTCGGTAAACTCGTCCCATTTATTCTGCTTTCCAAAATCCCCCTTGTGAAGCCCAAGGCGTACACCCCAAGCCTCAAGAGAATGGCGACCAATCAACTTACTTTGAATCTTTCCTGCGCGGTAAGCGGTGAAGTCCTTATCTTTCAGATCGCTCCAAACAAGCCGCGTGGCGACTAAGGTGTCGAATACTTCACCCTTGTGCTGGTAGTTGTGCAACTTCTCTAACACAGGCAGATCATATGACATGATGTTGTGCCCAATCAGTAAAGTAGCCTCACTAATGTCAAACAGCATCTGTTGGATTTGATCTGGTCGGTAGGTACGCACCTCATCGGTGTCCACATCGATAGTCACACCACAATGCGTAACAGTTACGTTATCGTATAGACCGTTAGTCTCGATATCAAATATAAGTCTTTTCATTTCGCCTCTCGCTGGAGTTGATTAATCTTCGTCCTCATCAGGATAATCTAAGTAGTAGGTGTCCACTAACTCATCTTCAAAACTGAATCGGAACTCTTCAATGGTTGGGATCTCTGCCCTCTCACCAAACAAATCGGTTAGTTCCTTTTTGTAAGACAAGAAGGCAGAACGGAGTGCATCTTCTGGATACATGATGAACACTCCATCCTCGATGATAGCATTAGAACTCTCGGTCAGCTTCCCTGTCGGAGTACTCGAACGCAAGTACGCCCGAACCTCCTTCAGTAATTTCATGCAAGCGTCCAGTTTCTCTTTGATAACTAAGTTGTGTTGCGACACCCGTTTCTCCTGTGAAGCGATTCTTAAGAATACGGAGTGTGGTTACATCTGGGCTGTCCCCCTGTTGATCACGCTCCGCACCGATAACAATATCGCTTAGTTGTCCAATGGCGGCAGAACCCCGTAGCTGAGCTAAGGAGGTCTGTGCCCCTTCTTCGTGACCTTTGCCCATTGGGGGACGCTTTAGGTGTGACACAAGGATCATCCCACACTTCAATTCCTCAACAAGAGAACGTAGCTTGGTAATTGTGTTATCAATTAAGCGCCGTTCATCCCCTTCCGCGACACCACTCACAACAATCGATAAGTGATCGAGGACAATGAAATCACACTCATTGCCGCGAACCATGTATCGAATCCTGTTCATTAGGTTGTCGCTGTCTGAACTACCCCAATGATCATAGAGGTCTACATAAGGTGCTAAGGCATCAAAGTACTGCTTGTTCTCAAGCATATCCCCGCCGTCTAAGTGTAATGGCTTGTTAGCCAGCACACCCATTAAGCCCAGCGCAGTACGCTCTACAGACTCTTCGAGGGCTATATAGCCAATGCGCTGTCCTTGCTGGATGAGGCTGTATGCAATCTCACGGCAGATCTGTGATTTACCAATACCACTTCCCGCAGTAATTGTGACAATCTCAGATTTCCTGATGCCTAACGTTTTCTTGTTCAGCCCGTCAAAAGGGTACTGAAAAGAATGGTGTGACTTTGGTTCTGAAATGCGCTCCCATAGGTCAGACATAGCAACAATGCCGTCAGGCGCGTAGCTCTTAGCGTCCCACATACATCTGATCATCTCAGCCGAACGACCTGCAACAAGCATTTCGTTAGCGTCCTTGAGTGGAAGCGTTGCTACTTTTGCTTTCTTTGGTGATAGTAAGGCGGCACATTCACGGGCGGCTTTAATGCCCACCTCATCATTGTCCATCATAAAGATGACTGTCTCAAATTTCTCAAGCCAATCTATGCTTTTACGAACGGCTTTTGCCGCGCCACTAGCCCCTGTTGGAACAGAGACAACAGCCCACCGATCACCGTTGAGGAGACCGTTGGCTTGGGATAACGATAACGCATCCACTTCACCTTCACACACAATCACCCGCTTGCCGCCATCACGCCAAAGGTGCTGTCCGTAGAGTCCAGCTTTAGTGATGTTACCAATCCCTAAGAAATCCTTATTAGGGAATCTTATTTTCTGGAACACTACTTCGCCAGTCTCATCTTTGTAGTTAGCTACATGGACTGTCTGCCCATTGTATTGTCCTACCTCATACCCCCAGAACGCACAGGTCTCTCGCTTAATACCTCGCTTAGATAGCTCCTGTGAGCGACCACGTACAAACCCATTAGCTAACTTGCTGGGCACTTCTTGAATGTCTTGTTGACCGTCACCGTGAGTCCTTGCTTCACAAGCGAAACAAAAGGTATGACCATCGTCATATACAGCTTTTGCATCGCTTGATCCACAACTGTCACAAGCCTCGTGTCTTAAGAACCTTGAGTCTTGTTCTTCCACCATTCCTCCACATCAAAACTAGGGCAAGCCTTATTAGCAAAATTGCGGTGACCTTTAATCTCCGCTTCGGGATAGATAGTCTTCAACTGGTACAGCAGGGTACTCAGCGCGTTGTATTGCTCTTCTGTGTAGTTGGCTTCAGGTTCCCCATCAGCATCAATACCACCGACCAAACACACGCCTAAGCTCTCGTGATTGTGTCCTTGTACATGAGCGCCAACCTGTTTTAGTTCGCGCCCAATCTCCACTTCACCATTACGCTTAATGACGTAATGATAACCGATCATTAGCCACCCTTTTTGGCGGTGCCATGTGTCAATTTCCTTTTTCCCGATGTCCATCTTCGGTGGGGTTGCTGAGCAATGCACCACTAGGAAGTTTGTTTTCTCTCGTGTCTTCATATAACCAATCTTTTGGAATGCGTTGCTCCGCACAGTAGAAACCGTACTTCTCGCACCATTGAGCGTTAGTCATATTACTTCCCTGAACTTTGCCCGCTAACCGCATGAAAAGCATACGAATATCAAGAGTAGGGTTTGCCGAAGTTACCGCCCGCATCTTGCGTTGGTCTTCAGATTCAAACCAACCCTTACATTCAATAATAATTCCATTGGCTAGTACAAAGTCAGGTTTGTAATTTCTTTGGACAAGGTATGGGATGTTGTACGGTTCGTACTCGAAACCAATACCTTGTCTTGTCAATGATTGAGCAACTGTTGATTCAAACTGGGATTTAAAAATCCCCGTTTTCGTTCCCCGCGCTTTGCGGTGCGGGAGTTTCTTTGCTGTTGCCATAATCTAAGTCTTCATCCTCGTAGCTAAAACCATCTTGTTCTTCAAAGTCCAAGCCACCGTTGCCGAATTTCTCCAGCTTAAAGACTTGAAGTGCTTTGAGGCGTAGTGACACACCACATTGTTTGGTCGAGGCGACGAAGTAGGGGACTTGCTGATAGTGAACCGCGCAGACCGAGCCATTACCCACGCTGAAGCTGTTGTTCATAACGCGCCCGTCTTCAGCCACCCGCAGAACGTTAGACCCCTTAGAGTCCACCACAATCGGGCGTTGGGTGTAGCTTTCACCAGTTTTAGTTGTGACCTTCGCTTTCAATTTGAATTTGAAGGTTACCTCACCATTTTCCTCGGTGTAGGGTGGTGCGGTCAGAGGTGCCCCAGCGGGTAAGGACTTAAAGCGCTCAGGCTTAAACTCCATTTCCTTTGAGACTTTGTCTTGTACTGCTTGATCCAGTAACGCGCACATTTCTTGAGTAGCTGGGTCATCAGCCTTTAAGGTCATGTTGACAGAGTAGGTACCGTTGACATCAAATTTAGTGTCTGGGGTAACAACTTTAGCCCACATAACTTTACCGCGAGGTGTTTTATAGATTTGCATAGTTTAATCCGTGTATTTCGATTTTAAAAAAGCCACATCGATCCCCATTTCCATGAGCATAACTTCAAGGGTTAGGGGGATCATGCCTTCTGTTTCCAAAAGGACTGCGGCAAGGTCAACAAAGAGGTCTTTTTGAGCTTCTTCTTTAAGCGTCATAGCCACTCAACGCCCGATGAATAAAGAACAGGTCTGCGATGACATCACGGCTGATGGCAACTTCCTGATCATTAATCGTCACCAGAACTTGCCCCTCAACCTCATTAAAGGTGAAGCGCACATCCTGCTCCGATTCTGCGCCATCTGGGAGGATCCCATCGGCGTATAGGTCAATAACTGGTTTCAATTTGATCTCCTGAAGGTTGGTGAGCGATAATGGGCACATTCATATCTTAACGTAATTAGTACGCTTACGTACACATTATGAAAAGAAAAAGTCTGAGTCCAGCACTTTAGAGATGTCTAGGTTGCCCTTTTTTGGTGGAGGGGGAACCTCATCAACAACCTGTAGGATTGATTGACGGTACTCTTCTAAGGGGTCATGGTTGGTGTACATCTCCACAAACGCTTCCCTTAAGGCTGTCGCCAGCTTGGGGGTGTGGTGGGCGTGGACACCATAGCTGTCGTGAATCATCGCATAGTCCCTGATACCTAGATCAACAGCCTTACAAATCGTGATAGTCATTGCCGCCGCATCCAGAGCGTGAACAAAGTTGGGGCTGGCACCATTGACCGACCTGCGCTTGTCAAGGTTTGCAAAGTCCAACTCGTTAACGGAGGGCTTAACAATCGTATTGTCAATGTACGTCTTGATGCGTCTATGAATCATCGAGGGGTAATGTTGCTGAACTACGAACCCTGTGGGGCTTGTCCAAATAAGGGGGAGGTTCAGCTTTGCTACTAGCTTTGCCTGATCCTGAATCCAAGACATTGCCTCTCGCGCAGAAGTAACCGTCTCACCTATAGCTTCCCAAACAAAATCTGTGAGGTACAAGCTAGGCTTAAATAGGTCGGTATCCCAAGGGTTGGTCGCACCCCCCTCAACGCGCTCACGGATATAGTCTTCAATATATTGGCGGCAAGAATATTTCTGACCACCATAAGGCAAGACCATAACAGGGCGCTTGCAGGTTTTACGATTAACCCCAAACTCCAACCACTTCTTTGCTTCCTCATCGCCTTTGCTGGCTTTTTGCTTGAGTGCCACAACTACTTTATCAGCTACAGTCTGGTAGATATCTTGAGGCTTATCTGACGGCATAAGGTTTGTTGCCGCACCTGCCACCTCATCTCGCAACATCGCGCTGAAGTGCTGTAGACCATTATTTGAGCCATCTAAGCCTATTGGTAATGAAGACATATACCCATAGCCTTCTTCACAGAAGCCAGCCCACTCAAAGCAGAACGCAAGAAACATCCACGGCTCATCCGCGTCTAACCAAAAGCGATTGTTATATGGATCTTCTGCACTCGCAATGATTTCTGGGGTGTGGTCAAGCGCCCAACTGTGACGATCTTCAAGGCTGGCTTTGTCATAGCCAAAGCAATTTGCACCATGCACCGCCAACCAGCTTTCTTGTTCGCGATCTTCTATAGGTAGCGCGTCACAAAATGTGAGCAGGGCTTTGGAGAACGAAGCACCCTGTGGTGACAGGAAAGAAACTACGGTGTACTTACGCCCCCTGAAGTCCGTCTGATACGGAAAGTAGAAGGGCGTATCTCGGAAGCGCCCAGCCAATGATAGTGTGCGTGAGAATTGCACACGCTTACTTGTGGTGCGGCTGTTGGCTTGGTGGATCTTAGAAGCCTCTGCTTTCCATTGCAAAAATTTATGTTTCTGCACCTCATCCATGTCTTCCTTCTTCAAGTCTGGATTGGGTGAGGGTGGTAAGGTTAAGTCCTCACGTGCAGGGATGCCTTTCCACGGTTGCCCAGAATCCCATGCTGTTTGCATTACGTCCAGCACCCTTGTGTTAACAGCCCACTTGGTTTGCTGTAAGGCGTTTACGGCTTTGTACTCCATAGGCATTTCACAGTTAGCCATCTCATCCAAATACCTGCGGTTAAACGTCTTAATCAGGTTTAGTGGGCGTATTGACTCGGTGTGGTACCCCCCTTCTGTAGGGCTAGTCCAATCCTTTGGTGGCACAATACATGGCAAATAAAATGGACTTAGCAACTCGCCATTGGAATTGACCTTCTCAATCCAATCAAGTGTTTTGTCGGTTGCCACAACGTACAGGGTGCGCTTGGTTTTTGAGTAGGTTTGGGTGCGTAGTTCCACTATGCCTGTACTGCGAATAAGCAGATCAATGAGCTTACAGCCCAGCATAAGTTTTTCCATATGAGACCAAGGGCTAAAATCAATCAGCGCCTTTCGATTCATTGTGTGAATCAGCGCATATCTACGTACTTGCCTGTTGCTTGTTCTTTTAGTCACTTCATTTCGTATGACTTGAAACCAACCCTTGTCCTTTGACTCAAAGACACCAAATTTAACTTCATCTTCTAAGACGTTGGCGATACGCATACCAACCTTTGTCAATGCATACTTGTTTGAGACCCCATCCATGACAACCTTTAGGGTCAGGTAGGCGGCTTTCTCTGGGTCAACTAAGTTAAGCAACTCTGCCGATGTTTGAGTCTTTCCTGCCCTTCCTGCGAAGGCGTATTCTAAGAACTCCACAATTGCTGATGATAGTGAGACTACTGAGTGCTTCATCAGATTGACACCATAGAGGGTTGTAGACTCTGCCCCACGTTCTTTGGCTTTGTCTATGTTCCTTCTATAGGTATCTATAGATGTCCTTCTCATCTCTTCCTCTATAGCTATTTGCTGAGGATCAATTTCTATAGTTTTTTCTATAGTATCCATACATGGTTCCTTCTTTAGGCTGGGTTGCTGTGGGCGATAATGGGCACATTCAAATTTCCACCTGAAATGCCACTCTGGGTATTATGCCACAAAGTCTGTACGCAATCGTAACAAGCTACAAAATACTGTAGCACTAGCATACAAGTGCTTAATTTTATTACCGATATGTATTGATTACGACTGCGTATGATTGACTTTGGGGATTTTAAGTCTAGTAGTGTTGGTGCGAGCGGCGGGACTTGAACCCGCAAGCCTTTGACGGCGAAGGATTTTAAGTCCTTTGTGTATACCAATTTCACCACGCTCGCTGACACTTTGATGCTAATTGCCACCAACATTTCCACTTTCCAGTACTGAAATAGCATCAGTATAGTTCATGGGTGCGAGGTGGGCGTAGCGCATCGTCATAGTCAAGGTGGAATGATTTAGCAGTTTGCTAACGACCTGTAAAGAGACCCCTTTCTGTACTAAGCGGGATGCGAATGTATGTCGCAATGTGTGTATGCTCACATCATCTAATCCCATGTGCTCTGTAATCTTTTTGAAGTGCCAATGGGCGCTTGTGTAGGTTATTGGAAACAAAGCACCCTTAGGAGCCTCTAGGAGGCGCTTAGAGATGATTTCAGAGGCTCTTGATGTCAGAGGTACTGCGTGGGTTTTCCCGTTCTTAGGATCCACTATAACGACCCTGTCTGCGAAAGCATCTTGTGCAGTTAACTTTAGCACCTCGCCCACACGCATACCTGTATCAAGCAAGATGATTAGGAGGTCTTTGATAGCTGGGATAGACCAAGAATCACATAGGTCGAGCATGATTTGCTCTTCTTGGTACGTTGCCCAGCGTAGCCTACTAACAGCCTCCCGTTGGCGTGGTATGTGCGGTACTGATGATAGTCGGTTACATTGGTGCGCGTAGGTTAGTACACGGCTGAGTGCCGCTAGTTTCCTATTGATAGTTGCGTTGCTGTTACCAATTTCACGGAGGTGCTGAACCCACTCTTGTAACTCAACTGTAGTAATTGCGATAAGGGAATGATGCTTACCAAAGAAAGAAATTGCGGCGTTGCTATTTTTGTAGGAAGTTTCTTCTGATTTAGACCCAGCCCAAATAGCTTTGAATGTTGCTGAGACTGCCTCATTGAGAGACCAAGTTCCGCCACGAACTGTAAGGTTGTTTGGGTCACGCCCTTCAATCAGGGCTAACCGTATTTTAGCTTCCCATTGCTCTGCTTCCTCATAGGTGGAGAAGGTACGGCGGAAGCGTTCTCCGTCTTTGGAAAGCGAGGCTTCATACCCTTTGTTTCGCTGTTTAATTGTCATTGGTTATATCCTCTAGTGCTTTAATGATCCGTGCGCCATTTGGCGTGATTCTAACACATTTTCTGACCCTGTAGTTGGGATCTTCGGTTGTTTCCACTAAATTTAATCCATTCTGTTGGTTTTTTGCGCCCGTTTTTGATAGCTTAGAAATATTTCTAGAAGCCGCCGCTGTTGATACACCAAGCATTTGACTTAACTCTTTTATACTTAGTCCGTTGGCATTATTTTGATACATATATACGCTAACTAACGACAACGCGGTTTGCATGGGCATTTCAGGGTCTAATTTCCGAAATTCCTCCAGAACCCTTGCGACCTTTTGGATGGACATTTTACCTCCTTCTTCTTTTTTACATTTTGCTTACGATTATATAAATGTTCAAAACTCGTATGTGTAAATCATTTATGTCTACTGTGTACCATATCGTAGTAATTACGTCAATGGTGATATACACCTCATATTTTGAAGTGCGAAAAAACATTAAAATACTCCTTTTGTGGGGATTGCTTGGAAGGGAGTTTATTACGCATACGGATTTATGATTCAAGCGTAAAAATGACTCAGTGGTATGAATCTTAAAGTTCCTCGGAACTCTATGATAGTAGGGCGGGCTTTTGAGCACATCGTAACTACAACAAAAAAAGACCCTGCCGAAGCAAGGTCTGTTGGTTACTTGTTGCGTTTATTTAGCAGGATACTTACGATTAGGTACAGAAACACCCATGTGAAATATGCTATTGTTACGTAATTTATAATTTTCTCTGGCAATGTTAATGCTCCGTGTATGAGATTGTTTTTACGTTTGTGTCCCAGCAAGCACGGCAATTATTGCATTGATTGTTTTGTGTTGGTGCTGGGCATGAGTGTGCATGAGGCGATGCTGTACAATTATGTACTTCTGATGTGTGTGAGAATCGCTTAGGTGCTGATTCATCTATTAAATGTGAAGATACTCTAACTAATAGATTTTCTGGGAACGAACCGTAGATATCGATGTAGTCATCTACGATTTTGTATTCGCGTGTTGGTAACCAATGTAATGTATTTGGTGTACGCTGTGCGATGTTTGCTATTTTATGTAGCATTGCAATATTTTGCAGGTCTCCTGAGTCAAACCAGCGAAAGTAATCTTCTTTGAAGTGGGTGATGAGTGAGACCATGGCTGTTTCAAACAGCGGGTTGTCGAATGCTTCTGCTCGTTTGTTGAGTGCATTTTGTACATTTGGAAAACTGTAGCGACCTTTGAGTGCATAGCATTTACTACATACTGAGTTGAGCACGTTGCGTAGTGCTTTGCCTGTAATGCATATTTTGGCTGATATTGAATAGCTGTGGCATGGCATTTTGGAGCTTTTGGCTAGGCTATGGACAATTGAAAGTGCTGTCTTTTTGTCGAGATGATGCGGGATGATGTTGATAGATGCTTGCATGATAGTTCCTTAGGTACGTTACAGTACATATTACTGTACCGTAACGATATAGTCAATGAGTTACGAATTAATAGTTAGTGAGACGTTATTAATTTCGAGGGCGTTTATGTTTTCACGTACTTCTTCTCGGATGCGCTCACGTACTTCGTCGCGGATAGTTTCTTCGTAATTAAGTGCTTCCGCTAGTTCTGTGTAGTCAATGTGTTCAGCTATGTCACGGACGCGAAAGCTATTTGCTACATCTGCTTCATCTATATCAACGTGTTCAGCGATATCTGAGGGGCTGATATTTTGTGCGATTGTTTCTGCTAATGCATCTTCGTCAATATACATTCCTAAGTCGCTATAATCGAGATGTTCTGCTAGTTCTTCGTAATTAATGTCTACGTGCCCACTTATTTTTTGAGCGAGCGCATCGATGAAGTCATCGCCTAAGAATTCTACAAATTCTGCTAGTTGGTTACGACGTTTGATGTTTTGATCACATAGTTCTTCTACGTGTTTTTCCCATCTGTCGTTTGATAGTAGTAGTTTGGATACTTCATTGCGTAATCGTTCAATTTCTGCAACTGATTCATTTGATAATTTGGCTAAAGTGTTAAGTTCTTCGCATCGCTCATTGTAAGTTTTTAAGCTCACTTGGCTTTCTTCTTTAGAGTCTGGAGGTGTTGTGGTGTATGCTTGGACACCGTCAATACCGATATCAACTGGTGAAATAATTCCTGCGGATTGGAGATCTTGGATAGACATGATAGTACCTTTAAAAATTGATTACTTAACTTGAGCAATAACGCCATCTTTTAGCGTTACATTTGCGAAAAACTCACGACCACGCCCTGTGATATGAGGTCTGTTGGCACCAGTAAGAACCCCATCAGGTTTATACTCGGCACCGAACATTGAGGTTTCGGTGTAGCGTAATTGCTGTCCGATACATTCTTTGAGCTTACGTTTGCTGTCGTAGTTGAAGATTAACATTATACTTTCTCCTTTACTGTTTTGCCTTTTTTTACAAATTCTACAAGGTGCGCATCAGGCACTTGAGGTGCATAAAAATTGATGTCGTAATCTGCTTCGGGCGGTAGAGGTACGTACCATATTGCGTATGGATACCCTTCTTTGTTCATAAGTCGCAGTGCATCGCAAAAGGTGTATGTTTTACCTGTTGTGACCCAAGTAGAAAATGAAGCCATGTAGAAATGGTGGTTAGTTTTTGTTGTCATGGATTAATCCTACGTCTAATAGTTGTTGGGCGATGCGATGATAGTTACCTTGCAGGTGTACGATTACGCCTGTGTCTAGGAGCATTTGAAAGAACTCTGGGATGTAAGAGTTGTGCATGGTGCCATCTTCAAATGATGCAATCTCATCGACTAGATCTTGAGGTAGATAGTCCATGTTAGTCCTTGATTGGTTCTGCCGTGGCAATTTTGAGGTTGTATTGGTAGTTTGATTCCATGACTGCTGTTGTTTTGCACCTGCATTGAATAGGGTCTTCACTTGTATAAAGTTTAAGTTCTACTGGTGTTTCTGCATATAATGTTTTGCAATCGTATGTTTCGATACCGTCAACTTTATCGATGTCTGGGTATGCTTCGTTGACAGATTTAAGTTGCGCACATAGCGCTACAAAAGTGTCAATCTTTTTGTCATCCCATGAGTTTGGGATAGCGAAGTGTGTGTAGTTGAGTTTGATTGAACGCATGATAGTTACCTTTTAAAAATACAAAAAAAATTGATGAACTTATTTCCAGAAATACTGTGCTTGTTGTTCAGGCACGATATTCATTTCGATGTGCATATTTGCAATTAGTTTGGCTGTGTCCTTATCTAGTGGGTTGAGGGAATTGTAGATGCCAAGCATCTTTGTGTAATGTGCTAGTCCTGCTTTATAGGTGCGCATATCGTCTGAGTACTGGTGTGTGATGTCCCAGTCAGTTATTAGATTAATGAAGTCATTTAATTTTGATACGTAGGTCATGGTGTTAGCTTTCTTGAAACTTAATGATAGTAAGAACTTGTCTTGAGGTGCCGGCACATCCACACACCTTATTCGAGTCCAAGGATGTCTAGGGCGATTGTGCCGCCGATAACCAACATCGAGCAGAACATACTGACGATATGGAGCATATTAATCATGGGATTCATGCCTACTACGATGTTGTAGAAGTTCCACAACAGTAGGATGCTGAAGCCTATTAGTTTGAGTGCTACATAGGCTTTGAAGAGAAAGGATGTATGTACGTGCATGGTAGTTCCTTGAAGTAATGATAGTAAAAGGCTTACGCCTTAGGTGTTTGCAACGCTTTCCACAGCGTACGCAGGTTAGTTACTGCGGCTTCTGCTTCGTTTATTTTAAGTTGTAGTCCTTGCAGGCGCTCTTCAGAGGCATCGTTTTCGATGGCGGCTTCGTACTGATCTGATAGCTTGTGCGCATAGTCAGCGGCTTTGTTGCCCCAGAACTCTACGTTCTGTGTCATAGACTCCGTAAGTTTGTTACGAACAAAATCATTTGTGTTAGCAAATGCTTCAGTAAAAGCCTCAGAATTTATAGTTGAGTGTGTCATTTTAAATCTCCTTGTCTTAAGTTGATAAGCGGAGGGAATTTATCCCTCTCACAAAGTGTGAGGGTAAATTTACTCAGCCAACTTAAGCGCGTCCGTAGTCGCCGTGAGAAGTGATAGTGGTTACCGAAAGATACATGACAGGTTCTGAGGTACGAAGGTTCTGGCGTGGAGCTTTTGCAGAAGTGATAGTGGAGTCTCGAGGTGGCGACGTAGGACGCAGAAGGAGATTTAAAATGGCGCAGTCAACTTGCGCCCGCCAAGGTTCGAAGCTCACCATAGGTGACTGAGGCGTGTCCGAAGCTCATCGATAGGATGACTGAGGTGTGACGTGTCCATAGGAGCCTGAGGTGTCCTGAGGTGTGCTAGGTAGCCTGAGGTGTCCTGAGGTGTGTTATGAAAAAAATAGATGAGAAGAGACAGAGACACGATTGAGTATGAGTTGGTTGTTCGTATCTGGTAGTACACCTCAGTATCCTGCGCATACTACAGCAATCAGATATCATATGTCTTTTGTTACCATATAAATCAACAGGTTACGTAGGCTGGTGGCATTGGTGGTGGCTGGGTGTGTGTGCAGATGGCATTGGTGCTGGTATGATAGTGTCTACTCGGCTGTCAATTACCCCGTTGAGGGGGGTTTCTCCACGTCGCCATCGCAAAAAGCCACTTCAGATTTTTCTACAAAATTCACTAGACACCCTAGACACCTCAAGAATCTCAAGCATCTCAAGCCCCCACTCAAGTGACTCCAAAATACAACGGAACCCTAATAGACAAACAAGCAGATCTGTGCTACCCTATACTATAGTATACTATAGGTAGACTATAGATGATCCTTATCCTTATATCCTATAGATATACATAAGGAGGATCATCTACAGTAACCTATAGGTGTCTCATAGTACTAGAGAGCCATGTATCCTGTTGCTGATAACCTCCATGCTTAACATGGAAGCAGTTCTCCATAAACTTATCTAGCTCAGCATTAAGAAGCTCTCCCTTACGGTCTAGGATCTGTTTCTCAGAGTCAGCCGCCATTTGCTGTACCCAGTATGCTACAGCCATTGACAGAGCGTCTAGGCGGTCATCATGGGACAATGCGCCACGATCTCTGGTGAGGCGGGTCATTTGGTAGAACAGCATATAGCGGGTAGCCTTATCCGCAGGGTAGACCTGAGCAGACTTGTAGTCATCCTCGATGACCGTGGGATCGACGATTAGTCTGTGCTGGTTCATCACAGGTTCTAAGGTATCGATAATACGCTTTTCCTTTTGGGTGTTGTGTCGCACTTCCTCCATCGTCACAGGGTGGGTCTTCACCATGTAAGGAGTTAGGAGTTCCCTAAACATACCGTCACCGAAGTTAGACTCGATTAGGATCATGTTTACATTCTGCTTCTTAGCTATGGTCGCCAGAGCTTGTAGTGTCTCAGGGGAGTATCCCCCTTGGATTCCACCAGCCTTGGTGACGTACAGTTTGCCGTGGAGCATCTTTACCACAGCGTATGAGGTCTCATCCTTACCCCTACCTGAGGGGTCGATGGACATCACAGAGCCTTGATACGGTAACCAGTCTCCTACCACAGACTGTGGTGTGTAGTACTTGTCTCCGTTCAAGCCGACGTTAGGAACGTCCTTAAGCTCGTTCTGAGGTAACCTACCCCACATAACATCCTCAGGGGCTTTGTCACTATTGGTAGGGAAGACGATCAGATCAGACAACTTCAATGGGTAACGATCTTGGTCAGACAGGCTGGTATCCAGCATGAACTGTAACGCGAAGCCAGAGCGTCCATAGGACAGCTCACGTTCGATCAGATCAGCATCACCAAACCGTTTAGGGTCTGTAGGTGCCCCAGCGAGGTTAGCATCTCTATCGAGCTTATCTTGTAGCATGGGTGCCAAGCGCCCAGACATACGATCAATCTGGTTCTCCTTAGGGAACCGTGCAGACCAAATGCGAACCTCATAGCCACGCTCAGGGAGTAACTCATAGATTGACATTTCAGTCTGTGGTGTACCGAGGTAAACAATCTTGCCCGCAGGTTTCAACACAGCATCAAATTCCTTAATGCTCTCTGCCAGCTTTTCCCTCATGGTTTGTGTGGCGGAGTTGTTAGGAACCTCAATGTCATCTGCAACAATCAGGTCGGCTCGCGACCCAGCGAGTTGACCTGTGATACCAACCGACTTCACCGAGGGTGAGTGGGAGGCTTTTGCAGGAGCAACATCAAATGCGATCTTTGAGTTTCGCTGTCCTTCTTTAGGAACAAGGTGACTTAGGATTGGTATCTCATGGATCAGCCTTTGGGTAAAAGTACTGAAATCATCAGAACGTGTCTTTGAAGCCGAGACCACAAGGACTTTTGTTTCAGGATCAAGAAGTAGTCGCCACACAACATAAGCAGATGTGACATAAGACTTCCCAACACCACGAAACGCCTCAATGACGCATCGGCGTGGAGAGTTTTGTAAGTAGTCGGCAATGTCATATTGAACAGGTGTAGGGTCTGGAAGGTTTAGGTGCTTCCACACCACGAATAAAAAATTACGGAAGTCTTTCAACTTCTCAGGAACTATGGGTCTCATGTACCTCCAAAAGGTCTATCTACGTGTCTTAGAGCGGCTAGGCTCGATTTAAATAAGATGGGTAAGGGGTAGGTATACCCCCACCCAAATAATCGCGCTTTAGCCCGCACAGCACACGAAGATCAGTTGACCTGTAAGCTGTCGGTATCAAAGGGGAGACCATCCACCAAGTTGAATAAGGCTGAACCATCAACAGGTAGTGCCTCAATGCCATTGTCCTTTAAGAACTTAATGGCGGCACTAAACTCACCCGAAGTGGCTTCACCACTTTGGATGCGCTCCAGTAGCTTTTGAGCTACGGAAGTGTGGAGCATCTCCATAATGTCTTTAGAAGCGGTCATGCGTTTCTACCTCGATTTATGGATTTCGATTGAATACGTAAGTTGGAGGGACTGTTGTTCTGAGCGTTGCGGTCACGATGATCTACATCTTTGCCATCGCCCTTCTTAGCTAGTCCCTTAGCGATCATAATAGACCTTGCTTGATTGCGCCCAGCGCGGCGCTTCTTCTGCTCAGGCTTACTATGATAATTTGCGTATTCCAGTTTATAGTTTCTCACGGGACACTCCTTGTCGCTTTTCATATGTGCGCATCGCACCTAAGCCCAACAGAGAGAGTACAAGGGTCATTAATTCACCTGCATTACCAATCTCAGGAAGGGTAATGGAGGGATCAATAAACCTTGTAATCAACCCTGCAAAAGGGAAGACAAGAAAATGGTAGGCTAAACCAGTCACAGCCACCCAACCTACAGCAGGTCTCCAACCAGCCACAAAAACGGACTTATGCTTGGCTTCCTCGATATTTGTCATCGCTTGTAAGATGTGTGGTTGCTGAAGTGTTTTCATCACCTCTAGCTTAACCTTTTCACGCTCCTCATCAGAGGTGAACAGGGCATCTAGCCCCTCCATAATGCCACCTGTGAGACCTTTAAGTAGGTCTGGTGTCATTTAATTTCCCGTATAAAGATAATTAGCCGCTGGCTCATTTCCTTGAGCCGCACCCTTAACAGTACCAGTACTTTTGTTAACTAGTTTTTTCTTGTCATCAACCTTGTACTTGGCAGAGATATCATTAGCGGCATTATCGTATAACTTATACTTTTTGCCACCTTTCGCGTCGGTACTATTAACCTCAGCGTATCCACCAGATACAGGCGCTGAATTGGAGGAGCTTTGTCCACCGCCGCCACCTATACACATAATGTATCCTTTATTTGTTTAAAATAGTACTTACTAGGAATGATAATAATCCTAACAAGCTACTAATAAGAAATAACAACAATGCGTTTAGACGGAATGCTTTAAACGCTTGCTTGCGTTTTAACAGCATATTGTCGCGAGATACTGCAATTTGCCTACGCATTTGAAGCATTTCACGGTATGTGTCTAAACCATATTGTTGCATAATAAGCTCTCGCAACTCAAGCTCTTGTCTTTCGATCTGCTTGCGATGCATGACAATTTGCAAGGCTTCTTGTTCGACAGAACCTTTAAAGAGTAGTTTTTTAAAAAGTGGAGGGTTGGTTGCGGCTTTCTCATGCACCTTAAATGCTGAGGTCGCCTCAAACCACTTTCCCAGTTGATGGGACATCCCCTCCAACTCTTTACCTGTCTCTATACCCTTTTTAACAAAGTTAAATGCCGCCGAAGCCACAGCAATGGCGGTAACAAGTTCCATTACTTCCCAATTTTAATGTTTGTGTATAACACACCTAAGGCTGTAGCGAGACCACCGATCCAAAGTAGTGGCTTTGCCACTTTAGCAATCCACCCCAAGACTGTGAACGCTCCGTCAACAGCTTTAAAAGCATTGACCATAATTCTAGTCTCGGTGTGAACATCATCGACTTTCTGCTCGACAGCCACAAGGCGGTCTAAGATTTCTTTGTGGCTCACATCTTCCATTTGAGCCTCTTAGAACAGCACAGGCATTGGTACTGCAATGTTCTCATCATCATCTTCAGGCAACTGAGACTCACCGGCGTAGCCACACTGAGCAACTTGACCGTCATCCAACAAGAACATGGTGCCGCCCTCAGTACCTGTGCCCACACAAGCGATGTCCACAACCTTACGGCGGTGGATCAGCACAGGGTAGTACCAGTAGTTGTTTGACGTAATAATACCCCGCCCAAGCTGACCGTTAACTGAGTAACCAACAGACCAGCACACGCCATCTTCATCGAGGACTATGGTGTAGTTGTAGGAGCCAGAGCCACCTAAGACCACCTTAGTGGCGTTAGTGAAGCCAGTTGTGCCCTCTTTCAGACACTCTTGGAAACCTGAGCGGTTGGTTGTGTCAGCGGCAACACCAAGACAGCCGTAATTGTTACTACCTGTCGCCCATACTGAACCATCTGTCTTGATGATATTTGTGCGTTGGTAATCAATGCTAGATGAGAAGCAGAACTTGACATTTGTCGCGGCAATCGTCGGAGTTGAGTTGAGTGTCGTGCCACTATGACCAAGCTGACCGTAGGCGTTGTAGCCCCATGTGTAGAGGTTTGCTTCATCATCTATTGCCCAGCCCATATCGTGTCCTGTGCCTATATCAACAATCGTAATGTTGTTCTGCACAAAATACATGATCTGCATCGGAATGTTCATCTGCGTGACACTACCGTGCCCAAGACCACCATTAGGGCCGTAGCCCCACGAGTACACAGTGCCATCATCTTTCAATGCAAAGCAATTTGTGTATAGCTCACGACCACGAGCAATCTTGGTGATACCTGTCAGCAGAGGGACTTGCACAAAGTTGGCACGTTGAGTGGTGTCACCTTGCCCCAGTTGTCCATAACTGTTGATACCACAGGCGTGAACTGTTCCGTCTGAACACAACACCAAATGGGAAAGGCTATTATTGTTGGAAGGCATTGGGGCATAATCAATTGCAGTCTTACCAAACAATGAGTTACTGACGTTGTCTGAAGAACAATAAGGAACAGTAGTATTAGTGGCATCCCCTCTACCTACCTCACCATGATCATTCTCACCCCAAGCCCAAAATTTACCGTCATCAGTAATGGCTACTGCGGCGTAGTCATACTGACCACAGGCATAGATAACCTTACCAGCTTCAGGCGGGAAGCCCACCCGTATAGGGTATGACCGCGCAGGATTGTAAATACCTTGCCCAAGCATATAGCCAGTACCACGTCCCCACATACGTAAGGAACCGTCTGACATTACTGCCATACCTCTGCGGTACATATAAGGCATACGGTAGTCTTGAATGGCAACAGCCCTCATGCCTGAGCGTTGCTCTGGTGTGCCCCATTCAGGGAGTCCTGAGGTGCCCACTTTTAAAATTTGACCAGCGGTACCCACAGGTAGGGGTTGTAGTTGTGTACCATCGAAATAGACTAACTCCCCTACGTTTGATGAAACACTCTCAATACCTTGGGCAACTAAATCCCATTTGGTAAGGTCTGTGGGATCCACACCTGTAGTGTTAGTTTTTGCGATGTACGTAGAGCCGCCAAACGAAATAACATCCTGACTCGCGTAAGCAGTTATTGCATTGTAGGCACCACGCCATGTCAGGGCTACTTTGCCCAGAGAAATGGTTGGCATATTTTTTCCTTAAAAGAGTACTGGTGAGGGGACGCAAGAATATTCTTGGTCATCATCCCGACCTAATTGACCGTTGCCGTTGTATCCCCATGAGTAGAGGTTACCGTCACCACACATTGCGTAGATGGTCTGAAAGTTTGCGGAATCGTTTGTTGTGCCGATGGACGTGACTTTTATGATTGGTGCTGGCAACCTTGCATGACCCAGTTGGGGAGCTGTCCAGCCAACAGTTGTAGATCCATTACCTGATTGACCGTAGTTATTCATACCAGACATATACCACTTACCGTCAGCGGTTAGGTAACCACATGACTTGCCGTGGCGACCACTGCCGGGATACAGCTTGACCACATTGGTCAGGTAGTCAGCGTAGACAGGGATCCACTGGTAGCTTTGTGCATTCGGGTCAAACAGACCGTCTTGGTTAGTACCAATAGCCCAAACAGTTCCATCAGCTTTGAGAACCATTGCTACGGCATATCTCCCTCCACCAACATAGCCATCGACTGCGTTGTCAATACGACTGTCCAGCTTAGGCACCCATGTCTCAAAGCCGCCAGCAGGATCAGAGATGAAGTTGGTTGTACCCGCAACCGCACCTTGCCCCCACGACCAGACACGACCACCACGAGTGATGATCATAAATTGGCGGTAGTATTGGGTACCAGCTACTGCATGGTCATCAGACTCTTCAAACAACAGCTTTACAACGGGATCATATGTTGATGGATTCCATAACTGATGCATCACAGCATTGTTACCATTGTTGTTAATACGCCCACACGTGTTCGTTTCACCAGCACCCCACAACTGTCCCTTCTCATCAATGAGCCAAGTGGCACTATGCGTAATCCCCCAAACAAACATATCAACAATCTTTGTGTTGACCGAGCGTTGGACGAGTTTAGGCGCAGAGTGGTTAGTACTCGTAGCATCTAGCGTCCCTGCACTACCGTACTCTTGATACCCTGCGTGGTACACACGACCGTCTTCAGTCCGAATTAGTGTTGCATTCATGGCATTGTAACCAGCGCCACCCTTAACCTGAACTACCTTAGCATCTAATGGTAGATCACCTTTACCACTTACGAGTGTTGGAACGCCTACGTTGCTCGTACCTGTGTCTGTGCCAAGCTGACCGAGGTTGTTGTATCCCCATGCCCACAGCTTACCATCCGCATCGATAGCGAAGGTGTTGTAATAGCCTCGTGCGAGCTTCACAATCGGAGGTGTGCTAGGAGGGAATGCCGCACGAACAGGTTTTGATCGGCTTAAGGCGACACCGTCGCCCATGCTTTTATGTATACCATAGCCCCACATACAAACTGTACCGTCGGACATCAACGCGGCGGCTACTTCACCTCCAGTACTATTACCGTTACCACATCCATTATCTACGTCTGCGATATCGATACAGGCGGAACTTGTGCGACCCTGACCATAGCGAAACTCCAAGTCATCACCAGTAGCGTTGACGTAAAGCTGTTGATCCATAGCGCCCTTTAAAAGGGTGGCTTCACCGAATGTTGCAAGTTCCCCTGCTTGTACAGCGTTCTGTTGATCGGCTGTCATACGTGTCCAGTAAAGTCCATCAAACACCTGTGCTTGACCCTCTTTCCGAACTACGTCTCCTTTTGCGTATACCGCACCAGCGGCATAAGTGCCCTTCCAGCGGTAACCAAGTTTTGTTGTATCTATCTTCATAACTGAATCACCAAGTTATTGTTTTGAACAGCAAGCGTAATGTTTTCTGCCATTGTCCACGTATCAAAATCTGCCACATTAAAATCGGCATCACGCCCATATGTCAGTTCAATTTCTGAACCCACTGTGCGTAACCCAAAAAACGAAGGTGCCGCCACCGATGCGACTAGCTCGTAGCCATCAGCATTTTCGTTCACTTGTAGGAACTCGCCGGCGCGACCTGCAACCTGACTTGGGATATTCGCGGCATCTAAAGCGTTTACCACATCTTGATAAGCACCTTGTGCGGCTGTGGCGCTTGTTGTGGCGTTACCTGCCTGTGTACTTACCGCGTCAGCAAACCCAAGGGCGCGTTGTGCTTCATTGTAGGCGCGGGTGGCTTCATTAGAAGCGGTTGTTGCGCTACCTGCTGATACAAGTGCAGAATTAGAGGCGGCGGTAAGTGCAGTTGCTGTTTGAGCAATAACCCATTGACGATTTGCCGCGTCCTGACCAAGTACTGGGTCATTGACGTTTCGCACAATACGTGACTGTGCATCAAAAGAACCATCAGTTGATTTGGCGATTGTTTCTGATGTTTTATCTACAGCTTCTTGAGCGCCGTTGAACACCTGCGTTAATGCTGTGTCTAAGTCTTCCTCAGAAAGCACCGCACCAGCTACAAAGTCTACAGCACGTGTTTCTAGGTCTGTAGTACGTGCAATACGAACAATCACCCCGTTCGCAGGTACAACACCCAATGTTAGTGTTGAAGCGCTACTGAACTCAAAGTCGGTAGCCAGCGCCCCATTAATATAAACGTTAACCTCTGAAGTTTTAACGTATGTGAAGGGGATGTTGTAGTTATTAGAAACCCCATCCCCGATAAATTCCTGATATGAATAAGCCATTTTTGCCCCAAAGAAAAAGGGGGCATAAAGCCCCCATGTTAGTTACCGAGTTGTGCAGACATTTTATTTAATATGTAGTTAGTACCATACCAGTTCTGAAGAGGTGCCAGCCTTGTTAACTGTCGGATAGTCCCCTCAGATGGTGGTTTACCATTAAAGAGACCATCAGCACCTGCGTTAAACAATTTAGAGGCACCCCCTAAAAGATCTGTGGTAGGTGACTGCATCATATTACCTGAGGTAAGCTGGTTAGCAAAAGCGCCATAGGCACCAGAGAAACCAAGGTACCCTAAGGTTCCTTTCGCAATCACCGAACTCATGTCTAAGTTGTCTTTAAGATACTGCTTGCGTTTCTTTTCAGACATACCTGCCGCACGATTATGAATACCGACGTAGTAAACCATTGACGCAATGAGTGCTTGAGACAGGATGATCCTTGCAGACCCCCCAGCATCACCATGTAACGCTCGAACACCTAAGCGTTGCGCTTGTTGTTCAGATGCGGCAATAGGGTAGCTCATAAACTGAAAGAGAGTTCGCCCAACAGAGGTGCGGAGAAACCTATTAACAGAACTGGATGAAGTCTCTTGCACAGCATTGAGAACGTGTCTGCGTCCTGCCAAAGAGAATACATCATGCAATTTCGGGTTATCGGCTTTCCACTTATCTAGGTTAAGCGTAATCAGCTTTCCGCTTTTATCGTAAGCGGCGTGTTTACGGATCATCTCCATAATGCCATCGTAGTCTTTGGGGCTGATACCAATCTGCTCTAACTTAATGTCAGAATACACACGGCTTTTATCAGCACCCTTTTTCATAGCGGCACCAAAGAAGTCTTGTGCAAACATATACCCATCAAGGCGACGTAAGATTGCAGTCACGGGGAGCATCCCACTAGCCATAGCTGTTGCTTGGCGACCCTTCTGTAAGAACATATCGTGCCGATCAAAATCACTTTGTAGCATGGTATGGTCATGGTCATCCCAATGATTTCTACTATGCCCTGTGATTACATCGGTACCTGTACCAAACGAATGTTGTAACTCACGCACTAATGGGTCATCTAACTGCCCCTCTGCGGTCTTGCGCCACATACTGCGTAGCTCAGGTATTGTCCGAAAGATCGTCCCAACAGAGTGATCAATCAAGCTCCCTATCTCAACTAAAGAAGGTAAGCCTGTGGCACCCATAACTCGAATAAAGTTATAGTCGCGGATCCTCCGCATTGTTTTCTCGCCAGTACCAAATAAGTTGTCATCTTTTGCCAAGTTACCAGTTACTGAATCATACAAAAACCGTGCGGCGGCTATCTGATCTACAAAGGTATCTTCATCAAGCTCTACACGATTATCTTGATTGTACTTTGTAATATCTGAAAGCATCTCCTCAAAGCTCTTACCACCCTCTACATCAATACCATTACGCGCCAATCCAATTTGCCCACCCATTTGAAAGGTGTACGCTTGCATCAACTGCTCGATATCATTTTCAGTCATATCATCGATGTATCGTTCATCTAACTGCATACGCTTGCGTACTCGTGAGATGCCCTCTTTACCGACAGAGCTAAATTTATAGACACGCCCAATTTCCCGTTCAATCGCCGCAAACTCTTCTTCAGAAAGAGTCTTTTCGGCGCGGATAATCTCGAGGACATCATCTACGCTGTCTTGTGCAACCTGTGATACATTTCGCATTTGACCGCCTAATGAGCGCTGTTGCATCCGCTTCAGTAACGCCTCTGCGTAACCGCGACCAATGCGCTGGGCTACTTCAATATCCATCTCAGGATTACCTTTAGCGACAGCATTAATAAAACGCTCTTTAAAACCCTCTTTGCCTAGCTTCTGTAGCACAGCATCCATCGACACATCGTTGTAGATACGTGGCAAATAATTCTTTTCTAGCAGTTCCGAACTAAAGCCACGCACTTTGGCATCGAGAGCCATCTGCGCTACTTCATCAAGAACCCGCTTAGCATCATTTGCTGAGGCAACAACCAAAGGATCTGAGACATCTCCATAGCGGCGGTGTCGTGCGACTAAGGCGTTAAACTCCATTTGATCGCGCATAAACTGCATTGGGCTTTTGACCATACGACCTTGGCTCTTACCGTTCTTCTTAATCCACTCTTTCTGATTTAGCTGGTGCTTAGGTAACCATTGACCATCCTTCTTTGCTTGCACCCAATTACGGATTTCTTCCGCACTAAAGTTGGTAGCCTGTCGGTTGGATAAGCCAACATGGTTAGTCCCCAAGGCAAAGAAGATCTGGCGCATCGCACCAATCTTACTTTCAGCGCCTCTAGCTAAGGATGATAGGTTCCTGCGAACCGAGGCGGGCATAAATGCTTTCACACCTAATAAGAAGGGGGCATTCTCATACCGTGCTATGTCTCCCGTATCGATCCCTTGAACACCAGCAGGTATATCAACATCTCGCATACGTTCTAAGCGTTGGTTAAGAATAGCATCATATGCCTCTTCTTTACGCAACATAACGTGTATAGAATTATCAGCCTTCTTTCTTACCTCACCTAAGTACCCATAGTAGTCTTCAAAATCGTCAGGCTTAACACCTTTACCAAATTTACTAATGATCTCATCGTCACTACCGTTGTCTAAAGTGTAACGGGCTTTTTGACGCGCCGCTTGAAGACGTGACATCTGCACTTGGATAGCGCGGTAAGTCATTCCCTTTTCCAGCGCCTCTCTAACAAGTTTGGCACCTGTCCCGCTTAACCCTTCAGTCATTGCAGACAGCGCGTCATCGGAAGCGGTTGTAAATACATCATTAATACCTAAACCGACTGGTGCTGGCTTAGAGCCTGTAGCATCCAATGTTTCTGCTGATGCCTTAGCCGCCGTGGGTGTCTTAATTTTAGTATCACCAAAGAGGTTTTCTAATGCACGACTACGCTCAGCTAAGGTCTCAGTTCCGATAATGGGAGCAAAGAATTGCTTCTCAGCGTGTGTTAAAGGTTCCCCTAATTGCTCACGTTTGTACAGAATAGCCGCGAGTTTTGTGGTGTCATGTCCTCGAACCATTCGTCCACCGATACCACCCAAACCACCTGCAAAGCCCATTACCATCGCAAAGTCTCCTGCGCCATAATCGGGCAGGAAGGCTTGGCGCGTTAGTTCAAAAGGCGCAGTTAATGCCATGTTAGCGGCGGCACCTCTAGCAAACGCGCCACCTTTAGATAATGCGGCGGTCTTACTTAAGGCGCTAATCGCCTGTACAGACTGTTTTAATTTCAGAGCGTTCTTGGCGGCGACTGCCCCCTGCATAACACCAAAGCCAGCCTTAACTGCCGTACCCATGCCTAAGGTGGCTATGGTTGTTATTGCAAGCTCTGCGGGATCAAAAGCGGAAACCAGCGCCCCTGCGATAATTTTGGGGACTGAGGCGTTTTGCATCTTCTCCAAATTAGTCATACGCTGACGGGCGATCTGACTGTAATACTCAAATTCCGTATCAGTATTGGATTTCTCAATTACATAGTTACGGAATTCAGGAGGCATTGTATTAATACCCGCCTTGACTTCCATTTCTTCAGTAATCTCTTGTAATGGCGTACCTTGCCCTTGCACATTCATTAGCGGTACAAGATTATGTAGCCACTCATCAGTAGCAATAGAAAACGTCTGTCCCCATGTAGGGGCAGATGCTTCTTGGGCTTCTATTTCAGTTTTACTAAGATTATCAGCCCCATCAGCCAACTGAAGGTTGTCTGAAGAGAGCGTAGTGATCTCAGGGGTAATCCCAACCGCAGTTGAGGGATCCTGAGGTGATACGTCTGGTTCCATATAATTTCCTTAAGGTGCTACATCCTCTAAATCCTGTTGGCGGAGCATTTCACGCTCTTCCATTCTAGAACGAGGTTTAGTACGTTTGTGATTAGCCCATTCTCGCGAGAGTGTGCCTATTTGCTTTGCGGTGTAGGTGCCTGTGCTGAAGACAACTCCACCATTAGTTGTCCTAATCTCAAACTTTTTAGGATCTGAGATGCTCTGTGTTATGAATATCTGACTGTCTTGCGCCACATCAGGGTACTCTTCTCTAATTCTATAAAGAACCATCTCGGCGGCATCATTGATGCGGTCGATCTGTGAAGAAGCTGAGGGAATCTGTGACGTTGTGTTACCTGATAAGTCATTTAACCCCGACAAGGTGTTCATGTTTAACAGGACTGCAACATCATTTTGCTGTGACAGGGTGTGTGAGCGCTCAAACACTTCTAAAGCTCTTGTCTGTGCCTCTTCATCACTTGTGGCGGTAGCGCGGTGCAAATTGTATAACTGACCAAGCCGTTGCGAGATGTAATCCCTATTAATGATTGGATCTTCCCACCAGAAGACGCCATCAGGGTCAAACTCACCAACTATTGAATCTGTCATCGATTCCAATTGCTCAGCCGTTGCTTTCTTACCTCTACCTTGTTTCAAAGCAGAGAGATTACTTGCTATATCTTTCGCTGACACACCATCCGCCGCCGCCATGTCCATAGCCTCATACATATCAATATGTGAGGCGCTCATTTGCGTAGTTAGGATTTCTTGATTGCCCATAGCTTTCAGCTTACGGTAAGCCTCTAGCCCAGCGGTTACTGACTGCACAGCCGCCGAACTTTTCTCTGGATCCATAATATCATCTAGAGCGGCGGCACCAGCTAAAATAGGGCGCTGGATGAAAGGGTCTTTGTAGTGGGTCAGTACATCCTCGTAGACAGAAGGATTACTTCTAGAAGTTTCCAACAACCGCCGTCTTACTTCAGTTTCGTTTACAACTTGATCACCCTTACTGTCTTTGTAAGCAACAAGACTAATAACACCATTGCTTCCTTGGGCATCAATCACAGCCTTATTTATCGCCTGATTCTTGAGGTTTGTGTCATTAATAGAAGTGGCTTTTGCTTGAGCCGCGGTGATCTTTTCTGCAAGAAAGTCAGGCTTAATACCTAATTTTGCAAGGACAGGCATCCACTCGTTGGTGATCTTGGATTGAAGTTCTTTTACGTGCCCTAATCGTGCAAGCTCATTAGCTTGGACTTTCATCTTAAAGGTAGCCCCATAAGATAACCGATCAGAACTGTTCTTGCGCATCTGGTTAAGAGGTACTTCATAGTCAGGGGTATTGGTTTTATCCAAGCCCTTGGTTTTAAAGTACTCCAGCATATAGTCGCTCTTGCTATCGGCACCAACCATCGCAAATACTTTATTAACCTCGCTACCGTCCAACTTGTGGACTGATGGATCACCCTTCCCACGGCGAGAGGCGTTAAATATAACATCCAACTCACTATTAAACTGCTCTTGAGTTAACTCACCCTTTTGCATTTTAGCTAAAAGATCATTTGCGTTTGTGGAAATAGCGGCGGCAAACTTCTCTTGCCCTGCTTTGATACCTGCCACACGTGCAGTATTCGAGGCAGAGGTTACAAAATTCATATTTAAGTTATTCAGCGCACTTGCGAGGAAGGGATTATCCATTCCTTCATAGCGCTCACCAAACTTCTTTTGAATATGTGCTGTCGTTTCGTCAGGGTTTAAGCCATACAACTCAGGCTCTATAGAGTTCTTGAACTCAATGTAGTCGGCTGAAGCCGCAATAGCGAGTTCATCCTTTGCAAACTCAAGATCTTCCCGCTGTTGTTTGTTGGTCATCTGCTTGAGTGCGGGGGTTACAGTATTCGCAAATACACCCTCCAACATCTTCGCTCTCATCTCCGCTGGGGAAGCCTGAGGTGCCTCTGCCTGTTTAAAGGTTCCTACAGGTGCGGCTTGAGGTTGAAGTGCAACTTGGGGACTCGTCCCACTAACTTGTACTCGTGCCATAATTATTTATCTTCCACGTGGTTTAACTGTTGCTTTTGGGGGTAGTGAACTAGACCCCCGCGCCTTAAGTGCGGCTGTCTGGTTGTTCATTGCCGTGGTTTGATTGGCTTGCATCTGGGCTGAGCCATATGCCATGCCGCCATTTACCGCAATTCCAAGGAGGGCATCGGTTGCTGAGGGGGCTGACCCCTTCTGGACACCATTAACTCTTGAAGTAAATGTTGACTTAGTCGCCTCCTTGTTTTGTTCTAGTTGGCTCTTAGTCATATCAAAGTTACGAGTAATCGTACCTTGTTGGACTGTTGTTTGACGGGTTAGGTCAGCAAGTAAAGCAGAGACAGAGTTACCTGAAACACCTGCTTCACCTGCGGCGGTTGTGGCAGTACCGCTATTTCGCAATCCTTGAACTAAGGCGGCAAAGCGCTGTTGCGAGGCGGCATCCCCTTCCTGACCAATCCGCATATTTAGTGCGCGTTGATCATCAGTAGCCGCTGTACGAGCGTTCTGTGCATTTTCAAGATACATTGCGTTCTGCCTGTTCGCTTGTTCAACAGCGGCGTTTTGTCCCTGTATTCCTTGGAACACAGCCGCCGCTACTTGCGCTTCGGGAGTACACATTTAGAATCCTTTGTGTTTAGCAAATTCTATAAAATTAGTGGGATGAACACCATAATCAGGGATTTCTCGTATGAACGTAAACCCCATCCATTTGAGCCATCTAATGCTCGTGGTATTCCCCGCGTAAACGTAGTTATACAGGAGGTCATAGCGCTCGTTCATGCGCTTGACCCACTTCTCAGATTCAGGAAGAAACTGTTTAGTTACATCCCGTAATTTGTCTGATGCTAACAACCACGGAATACCCACCTGCGGTGTGGCTTCTCCAACACCAAACATCCCAATGACCTCTTTGTCATCATCGAGGATGGTGTTGGATTCCACACTTAACTTAAAAGACATGGCAAGAGCATCTAGAGGTGACAAGCCGTGGCTATGCCAGACCTCTAGTGCATCTTGCTTCCGCATTTTTGGGGCGAGTACCGTGATATCCTCTTCAATAGAAGGACGGTAATAAGCCATTTAATTCCTTGTTGATCGTAAGGTGTAGTAGCCTTCCCACTCAGCCGATTGAAAGGCGCAGGGTAAGAATGAATCACTACTGATCTCAATCTCAACCTGATCACTTTTGGCTAATACGGGAAACTTGAAGGTGCCTGACTCGATTGGCAAAGCGCTAATCAAGTTATTGCGTGACCCAACAACTCTACCAGTAAATTTTAGATTTGAAGGTGTTCGGCTTTTAGGACGAACGGTTACCTCAAAGTAGCCTGTATCGTAATACACGAGAGCAAAGCTACGCATCTGCAAGCGACTGATTGTTATTGGTTCATTCTCCCGCTTCACCACCACCTCTGATAAGGTGTATTTAAAAGTGTACGGGACACCTGCAAACACCACACCTCTTGCTAAGGCGGCATCTAACTTCTCTTCCCAGCCAACAGAACCTTGGGTAATTACAACGCCGTCAAATGAGACATAGATGGTGTTTTGAGCCGTGTAAGGTGTTCTTGCACCAACCTCAGAAAGTATCACTCTCTGATCTAAGTTAACGCCAAAATTATTAACGGTGTACTGGGTCGCCTGATCTCGTGAGAGGTTAATACGCTCCAAATAAACACCATCAGCCCTCTTAATAATTAGAAAGATGTCGCTCATGTTGAAGTCTACATTCAGGACTTCACCATCAAACTTCCATTCTGACCAAGAGGATTGTAACTTTTCCTGTGCGCTCCAGTAGTAGCGGTACACGTAAACTGTACTGGGATCTGTTTCAGACAGCGCCAAGAGCATCTCTTCGTTAGAAGAGGCGGCAAGGCGTTTAACTTCCCCTTGAATATACCGTGGGCAATGTGAGGTAATCTCCAGCGCGTTAGTAGTAGTATCAGAAGCTGTTTCAACGAAATACTCTCGAACGCCTGACCAAATACCTCGGCGCGTTGCGAAAAACACAAAGCGACCAATACCCACAGGTTTTGCTCTGAGGGATGCCTCAAACTGTGTTGCCACATCAATAGCTACGGTGTCTGGGGTGAGTAGATCACCCGCAGTCAATGTAAACTGTGTTAAGTCGGAGAACAGAAGTAAGGTTTTGTTGAACGGCACCGCGTGACGTAGAATAGACACTTGGTTGTTTGATACCGCCACGTCAATTGGGTTTGAATCCAAGATCGTTAGCACAGTAGTTGCAAAGTAGTTGTAGTACTCACCCGCCTCCGAAAAGATAACATTCTCATCCGCAAGTAAACCAAGGCGGTTTCGGTGCAGGAAAATATCATTCAACGTTTTTCCCACAAAAGATGGGAACGGGTTTGTTTCATCGTCCCCTGCTTGCCTTGATAACCATTCTGCCTGTTGAAACACAAATGATCCGTCAGGTTGCTTAACCAATTGATGAGGCATTGTTGCGGGGTCAAAATGTGTTTCCAACCCTGCGGCGACGCTTTCTTTCCAAGTGGGTGTACCACCTGTGTTATCGTCGGTGAGCGTTACATAATAATCATCCTCCTGAGCTTTAGTATCTCCAATCACTTTGATACTAAAGCCTAGCTCACCTTTTGGGGGCAAATCATAGAAGTCTGTTACCTGTCCTTTAAATCCTTTTACAAAGGTGTCACCACGGGAGTCTTCGACACGCATTGTGAACGCACCGCCATCAATACGTTTGATATAGAACGTGCTACCATAATCTGTTAATAGAAATTTGTCTGCGGGTAGGTTATCCACAAGAGCGTCGAACAACTGCTTGGCAATGTTGTTAGTCTTAACATCTGATTGGTTGCTGGATACGCTTGCATCGAATGTGGTGTATGAGGCGACTGTAGTTGCCCCATCGTATGTCAATGTTACTTTATAATCTGTTAAGTAGTCACCCTGCCTAACATACACTAGCGCCTCTTCAGGACGTGTAGGGGAGATATCTGGTAGCTTCCCAACAGTAACTGTTTTGTTCACAATAAACGTGTAATCAGCGACAGATGTAACGGTTAATTCTGTGCTTGGATTTACGAGACCTGATAAGTATGATGCATCACCTGTTACTGCACGTGAGACACCTTCTTTGTCAAACATTCGGATAGTTGATGGCGTGATTATAAGGGTATAGAATTCCTTTTCATCACGCCGAATAGTATGAATAAACGCGTTATCAAAGTCTACTGCATCAGGTATCTCTGCGATAAATTCTGAACTGGGGCGCTTACGTAACCCTTCAACGACTGTCGATAGCCCATTCTCCTGCAACTGCGCCTGAGTTTTCAAACGGAGAGAGGGGGGCTGTTGAGATACGCCGTTGACAAGGTTTGGGATGGATTCTGAAATCAGCGGCATATATCAACCTTATCTTGATTTATTAGATATAGACCTGTCGAACACACGTGATACGGCATAGTTATCAAATATGGTGTAGTCAGCAGTATCTGCCTCCATATCCTTTAACTCGACTAAAGCACGTAGCTCATCTCGCTCTTGGAACCCATGCAATTCTGCGGATCCTACAGCGCGGTCTTGGAAAACTCGTGCGCCCTTAAGCGTAATGAAACGCCGAGCGGCTTCTGGCAACTGCTCAAAATCTAACATGATTACCATGTCAACTTGTACAGTACGCCCAATTTTGAAAGTATGCTTTTTACGGTCATAGAGCTTTGACCCGCGTTGAACCAAATCGAATTCACGTTCTGATGAGATTTGATCAACCTTTAAGCAGTTTGCAGGGAGAAGTAGCTCCCCAGATGCCAATGGGACAATCCCATAGGAAGGTTCTGTGTTGAAGTGCCAGCCTTGTGATTGAACATCACGGCTTGTAGCGTTTAAAATTGTCTCAGCCATCTCCGCATCCACTAGACCCGATGTTAACGAGTTAACGGGAGATTCACCGATACTCGAAAGCATGATGTTGATGGCTTCAAGTTTAGTGGTTGGTGTCATTCATAACTCCGAAAAAATAGGGGAACCCCTTTTACAGGATTCCCCTAAGGGTTTAGGCGCTCGTCAGAGCAATGGCGCAAGCAGGACGCAGGACGTTATGTCCCATAGCGTACTTAGCGACCATCAAGGTGCCTTGACGTTCGATCTGATACTCAGCCTCAACACCCAGATCCATCAACTTGACGGATGCGGCGGCATCGGGGGTGAAGATCAAGCCCTTGATTGAGCTAAAGTCAGCCTTGTACTTACCAGCACGGCTAGTTGTGATTGGAGCGGTATCACCGTCAGCCAGTGCCAATGTCTGGTCAGTCTGGGGGAGGTGGTTGCTCATCATCACACGCAGACCAGCAACAACAGGCACCATAGCACCTGCGGTAGAACCTGCACCACCAACATCACGGTTCAGCCAAGCGGCTTTGGTGACATCAGAGACATTCAACAGCGCGTAGTACTGCACAGGTGGCAACACGATAACAGCGTTGTCGGTAGGCACGTTCTTCAAAGCGAACTCTTCAACTGCCTTGTAGATTGCTTCAACAATCTTAACAGGGTCGGTTGAATCACCTGCAACGGTACCAATGGTCTGGTTTGCTGTGTAGATTTCGTCATCAAACTGCGCACCGAACTCGGCGGCGGCTTGTGTGCCGTTAGTGATGAACGCGGCTTTTGCAACGGTACGGAATACGTTCCGATCTGCTTGACGTGCCAATGCCGCACCAGACTCTTTAGAGTAGATACCGCGCACATCAAAGTGGTTCATTGCCTCATCGATGTTTGCGATAAACACAGGGCTGATCAGCAAGTCATCAACGGTGACAATACGCTCACCATGTTTTACACCCGTTGGATCAATCATAGTGCCGGGCGTGTGATATGTCGCAGAGGCATAACCTGTCAGCGGAAAGCTGGCGGATTTACCTTTGGCGATGGTGCGCACACGGTGCAGAGTCATACCAATGTTGGTGTGTTCAAAGCTCGTGAGAACTTCACCAGCAAACAATTTTAGAAAGAGGTCGCGATCATCGCCGGCGGCGTTAGTTTGACCAAGACGGGAGGGGGAGTAATCTGGCAAAGCCATAGTTTATTTCCTTACAAAAAAGTGGAATGTACAAAAATAGAGCAGATGCTCTGGTTTTTAACACTCAGGCTTTCTTGCAATGTCTCGACACAGGATTGTCCCCCGCAGGGGGTCTAGATCTACTGTATTGCTTAAAATTCTTAGTATTAAAAAGAAGCCCCCACGGTTAGGCGGGGGCTAAAGTTTTTTCAGGAGTTACAGGATGTTGGAGTTTCTCAAACGAGAAGCCACCATCTGTCGGAATGCAGGGTCGGAAGCGTACTTCGAGTCTGCCATGTCCCGCGTCATTTCCGCGATAGACTGGTAAGACCCCGCTGAAGTGGTATTAGTCTGACCATAGGTCATGTTACTAGGTAGACCACCCATATCAGATCGGTAACGCGCCGATAGTCCCTGAATTGCGAACAAGGCTTGATCCATATCATTGGTGTTTAGATTGGCATTAAATGCATCAATCTCACCTTGGCTCAAGTTGTTCTGTGCCCAACCAATCATGTTTGTATATTCAGTCTGACCACCTACAGCTTGGAAGGCGGTGTCCTGCATATCAGCCATGATAGCTGTTTGACCCTCGATGTATTGATCAACAATACCCCGTGGGATGCCGTTTTGTTCTAGTGTTGTGTATGCATCATCAGATAGTCCCCCATTTTGGTAGAACTCTTGTGCAAACACATCAAAGTTAAGGTTCTGTTCCGCTAGGTATTCAGAAACCTCAGGTGGAGAAAACTCGTTGGGATCGAAATCCTCATCTGTTTCGTCTGTTTCCTCATCGTCATTGTCATCTGAACCAAGCCTGCGCTCTAATTCAGAATATGCTTGTGCTAAATCTTCCGCAGATTTGAACTTCTCTGGTAACCATTCTGGACGATCTGAACCAGCAGAGGCAGGGGCGGGAGTACCACCCTCTGCCACACGGATTAATTCCGCTTGCTGTTCAGCAGTCTCTGTTGGTTCGCCATCAAATGTGTTGATGTCTTCCACAAAATACTCCTGATAATTTTTTATTTACTTACGTGCTTTGAATAACTCAGATAAGCCACGCCCAGCCCCATACTTTTTGTATGCCGCAGAACCTACATTATCGATGTTGCCCTCAAAGAGGCGCTTAAACGAACCTGCAAACCCTTTAGAGGCATCCTTGTTTGAGGCGGCTAAGCCAGCCTTTTTAAGTGATGCATCTGTTAGGTCAGCCTTCATTACGTTGCTCGTAACCTTGCCGAGATTAGAGACGCGGTCACTCATACCACCATCAACAGACATACCTGTCTTTCGTAAGCCTTGCCCCACAAATTTAGTGGGCTTTTTAGCGGCGGTTGTTGGCGGTTTAGCGTTATTGGCGACTGTCGTTGTAGCGGTATTGGCGGCTGTCGGTTTAACAGCGGCTGTCGGTTTAACAGCGTCCCCACCTGTCCGTTTTTTCTTACCACCAACATCAGGCTTTCTGGTGCTGTTATTACTGTTAAGCCCCTTGTTAACACCTTCTTTAATACGTGCCGCACCACGTCGAGCGTTATTCGCGCTAAGGGTAGGGGAAGATTCTTTTCGCTTCTTTAACTCCGCATCCTCATTGGTGTTTAGACCTTTGGAGTAAGTTGAAGCGTTGAGCGCAACAGCCGCACCTCTGGCAAGTTTTAGCACCCGTGCTAATATACCCGCTTTACCTCGCGCTTTAGGGGGGGCGGGAAGACCCCGTTTTACTTTAGGGACTTCTTCTACCGTCCCCATATCTTTGGGTTGGGGGCGCACGTTTGTGCTAACCCGCGACCCTTTACCGTTATTGCCCAGCTTTAGCTGAGCCGTATTTATACTTGCCATGTTTAACCCTGTTTCGGCATCATGCCTTGTGCCAACTGAGGTGCGGCTCGTTCAGCCATACCTGCCATTGTTTGTTGCATGAGTTGTTGTTGTTGAGCCTGTTGTGCCGCCTGAGCTTCCATTGCTTTCTGCTCTGGGGATTTAATAAGCCCTTCTGTCTCAATACCAAGTGAAGCACCTAGACGATTAATATAGTCATCGATGTTCATCTCACGTGCCAAGATGTCAGCACCAAGTGGTTGTAAGAATTTTAGGAACGTTGCTAACTTATTTAAGTCCTGCCCTCGACCAAGTGCCTCAAGACCTGTGATGATCTGCGGCTTTACAGCCTCCTTAGGCATCATAGGGATTTTCCCCTGAAGCTCTAAGCGGTTCATCACCAGCTCAATAAAAGGTGCTTGGAGTTCTTGGCTAAGAATTGAGTAGACACCACCTAAGGCGCTCTCTAGTTCCTGTGCCATGAAACGCACTTCTTCTGCGGTTACGCGCTCAGCATCCCGTTGAACGGATGTATTTAATAAGAATGCAAATGCCATTCGCTCAGTAATTTGACGGGAAGTTTCCTGTGCTACTGAGAAATCGTTTTGCTTATTAAGCTGAAGTACAGAGACATCATCATCAGACCCTTGCACGAACGCACCATTAGGTGCTTTAGCTAGGGCGCTCATCTTGGTTGTGCCGTTTGGGCGCACCAAGAATAGTAACTTAGCCGCCGCCGCCGCACCTTCAACAATAGCCTGTGTTAAAGACTCTAGGGACGCGAGGTCACCAAAGTACTCTTCTACATATCCTCGCCCATAATCCTCACCATCCACACGAATAAAACGTAATGGGATAAAGGGTGTGCGATCCACGGCAATCTTGGCATAACTGCCTTTTACTGCGGTGCCTTCTACTTCTTGGATTAACTCCCAGTAGTCTTTGACCAGCACACACCGTGTGTATAAATCTACGTTGGCTTGATCTGTACTGTTTGGCTCAGATAATACCGCCTGTGCTTCAGGAGGTAGCGCTTGACGTGCTACAGTCTCTTTTGTGATAACTTCTAATACATTACCCATCGCATCACGCTTGACTACGAAACGGTCTAAGCGAAATACGCGAATACCCCCTGTCGGTGGTACAAAGAGCAGGGCATTGCCTGTGACAATTAAAGAACGTAGTGCCTCATAGATTGGCACCCGTGCCGCTGTAGTCTCAATCTCTTGCATTGCTACTCGTTCGATCTTAGCAAGACTAGCTTCAATCTCGCCGCGCTTCTTAGGCGCAATCATCTGAGCAGTTTGTTCATCTATCGAAAGCCTGAAGAACGGGGCATTCGGCGGAAGAAGAGCCAACAAAAGTTTGGACGCTAGGTTGTTCGTCCCTCGTGCCCCTACCGATTGAAACGGCGTTGGGAAATCTGATGAAGATGTACTCCCCGCCTTGGGTAAAAGCGTTGGAATTGTTAGTTCAGCCGCTCTACGCCCCCGTTCCAAAAATGGCATACGGTTAGCCTCTAATTGACCGTACCGATGGGCAACTGACTGAGGGGATCCACTCATCAGTTGTGATTGCATTTTAGCCTTTCGTGGTTGGGATATTTAACCCAGAGGAACCATCGCCGCCGACGTTTGCACGATCAACTTTAAGGCTCACTTTATAAGAATTACGGTTTGCACCGTTGGCGCGTCTATTCGCCTGATTTCGGGATTTATCATTCGCACTTGATACTGCTGGGGCACCACCGCCACCTGCACTACCACCTGTGCTACCTTGACTTGCTGGGGTCGGTGCCCCTGCCGCTTTTTGTTGGGAGCCGCCTCCGCCGCCCCCTCTACCACCACCGCACATATGCTTCTCCTTATGTTGGTATATTTAGACCCGTACCAGAGGAGACTTTAGAACCAGTATTGGTTTTCTTGGAATCAACTCGGTAACGACTTTTGCCTTGGGCAATTTCTGCGCGGGACTTTCCTCGCTTGACCTTTAAGTCTGGCTCTTTAGGGGCAATAGGTGCCGCCGCCGGCGCAGGTGGGTCAGGAGTCTTTGGCATCGCAGGTGCATCCATTAGACACATATCAGTCATCCTGTTCAAATAGGTTAATTATAAAATCAACAACACTCCGCTGTCCTTGAAGGTATGCTAGATCTCGTTCAGTTAGTGACGTAGATCGTGGGAGTGTGTCGGGATACGTTTCATTAAGAAAGGCTAACAGCTCTTTAGAAAGAGGAGGCTTTCTTGTAGGATAGTTCATAGTAAAACGTCCGATAATGGGTTACTTACTAGCTCCAGCCCCAATCCCCTGCCATTCCATCTGAGGAATAATCGGTGACTGTGCCTTCAAAGAAGTTTTTGAAACTGTCTCCAGAAATTAACCAATCCAGCCAAGGCAGGGGGTTCTCTGGTACTTCCCAATTTGGCTTCAGCCCAAGCTGGGTCAGGCGGCGGTCTGCTAAATA